AGATATCAACTTACATGGTCGAACAGCTAGAAAGCAGGCTTCGGCGAGAAGAGGATATTATATGCGACAGGGCTATGACGTTTTTGAAGTATAGCATGAAAAAATATATCTTGACACGGAGTTAAAAGTTTGTTATAATATGTTATTCTATAATTGGGAAAAAGTAAAAAGGGAAAGCAACGGGAGTGTCAAAGATATTTTGACGATCCTCCATATACTTACCTATAAACTACCACCAGTGAATAGATATGATAGAATATACAAGTTCTGGACTAAGAATTTTCATGGACATAGTTTCCTAGTAAATCCACAGGCGTTATTCATTCAAAGAAGGAGATATTCAGATAGTGAGATTGCACAGTATGCAGGTATCGCGTCATTGCGTAATTATTTTGAATATCAGAAAAACAAAGATACCACATTAGACCTCCTCCACTTTACAGGGGACGAGGACAGTATTAAAAATAACAGATTACTACGAATAGAAAATGACAGAATACATTTTTTGTTTGAAGAAATCACTTTAAAGGAATTAAAATGGCAATAAAATTTAATCAAACAAAGGGCGAAGCCCAAAAGAATAAAATCGACAGTTATCAATATGTCGAAGGCGACAACAAAGTAAGAATGGTTGGGGATATGCTTCCTCGCTATGTTTACTGGTTGAAAGGCGAAAACGGTAAGAATTTACCATTCGAGTGTCTATCATTCGATAGAGATTCAGAAGCATTTACCAACGTAGAGAAAGACTGGGTGAGAGAATATCATCCTGAGCTTAAGTGCGGTTGGTCTTATGCAATCCAATGTGTCCACGATGGAAAAGTAAAAGTACTTAACTTAAAGAAAAAACTACTCGAGCAGATTATGGTAGCAGCAGAAGATCTTGGTGATCCAACTGATCCTGAAACTGGCTGGGATGTATTCTTTAAAAGAGTTAAAACAGGGCCAATGGCTTACAATGTTGAATACCAACTACAGGCTCTTAAATGCAAACCTAGAGCTTTAGACGATACTGAGATGGAACTCATCGCAGATCTTAAGTCAATGGACGAAGTACTTATTCGACCAACAGCGGATGCTCAAAAAGAACTACTTGACAGATTACGAGAAGGAGCTAGTAACTCTACTCCTGATGAATCAATCTCTGACGAATTCGATATTTCGTAGGGGGTTATTATGTTAACAGTAGGAGATAAATTTCCAGATTTTTCTATGCAAGGTGTTAACGACACCAATGTAATAGTTGATGTCGATATTTTACTTGCGGAGTGGACAGTATTATACTTCTACCCAAAAGACTTCACATTCATTTGTCCAACAGAGATTGCGGCAATGGATGATGTAGCTAGTCATGCTGATGTTATCGGTGTGAGTGGAGACAACGAATTTTGTAAACTCGCATGGAAAAAGGATAACTCTCTTATCAAAGATATACAACACATTTTAGCTGCAGATTGTGGTCTTACACTTTCTCGTAAACTAGGAATAGTTGATGAGCAGAATGGAGTATGTTATAGAGCAACATTTATTGTTGATCCCGAAGGAACAATCCAACATGTATCAGTAAATGCATTAGATACAGGAAGAAATGCACAAGAAATTTTACGAACACTACAAGCCTTACAGGCTGGTGGTCTTACAGGGTGTTCATGGACACCTGGGGATACGTTTGTAGGATGATTCTATTTACTGCAGATTGGCATATAAAACTCGGTCAAAAGAATGTACCAATGCCTTGGGCATGTGCACGCTATGAAATGTTCTTTGAACAAGTTCATGACTTAGAAAAAGATGTTGACTTGCACATCATTGGTGGGGACTTATTTGATAGAGTCCCCAGCATGGATGAACTTACACTTTACTTTGACTTTGTAAAGGGTGTTTCAGTGCGCACTATTATATTTGATGGTAACCACGAAGCAACACGCAAAAACAAAACGTTCTTTACAAATTTAAAAAAAGTTACACAACAACTAAACCCTCTAGTAGAAGTTATAGATGAGACAGTAGATGAGTTTAGTGATTATGCAATCTTGCCTTACGCAGACTTGCATAAGAAGAATAGTATTGAAAATATAAATTCAGAAGTATTATTTACTCATGTTCGTGGCGAGATACCTCCTCATGTACAACCTGAAGTAGACTTATCACGATTTGACAAGTTTAAGGTTGTGTTCGCAGGAGACTTACATGCGCACAGTAATACACAAAGAAATATAGTATATCCTGGCAGTCCTATGACTACAAGTTTTCACAGAAGTAATGTTGAAACAGGATATCTATTAATAGACAATAACGATCAATATCAGTGGACATGGCATACTTTTGACTTGCCACAATTGATTCGTAAAACAGTTACAGATCCTAGTGAAATGATTCAAACAGACTTTGATCATACTATATATGAGATTGAAGGAGATGTAGCAGACTTAAGTAATATCAAAAATAGTGAATTACTTGACAAGAAAGTCATAAAAAGAAAGACAGAAGCAACTCTAATATTGGGCAAAGAGATGACAATAGAAGAAGAATTAGGCGAGTACCTAAGTTATATATTAGAGTTAGACGATAGTAAAGTTAAAAATATTTTAGGAGTGTTTAGTGATTACGCTAAAGAAGTTACAATGGAGTAATTGTTTTAGCTATGGTGAAGGAAATGAGTTAGACTTAAATGAAACTATAGTTACACAATTAATCGGTACAAATGGAGCAGGTAAAAGCTCTATTCCTTTGATTCTTGAAGAAGTTTTATTTAATAAAAACTCAAAAGGAATCAAAAAAGCAGAAATACCAAATCGTGAAGTCAATAAAGGCTATGATATATCTTTGTCTTTTGATGTGGTAGATGATGAGTATAAAATTGAAGTTATTCGTAGAGGTAATATAAAAGTAAAACTCTACAAAAATGGAGAGGATATATCCAGTCATACAGCTACAAATACATATAAGACATTAGAAGAAGTTATTGGTATAGACTTTAAAACTTTCTCACAGATTGTTTATCAAAATACTAATGCTAGCTTACAGTTCTTGACTGCCACCGACACTAACCGTAAAAGATTCTTAATTGATCTATTGCAGCTAGATAGTTATGTAAAATACTTTGATGTTTTTAAAGAATTATCACGAAATTTAGCTGGAGATGTTTCTCATGTACAAGGGAAAATTGACACAATCGATAAGTGGTTATCAGATAATTATTTGGAAGATACATCACTACTATCGAAATTGGAATTACCATTTTATTCAGAAGAAGATGAAGAGTCTTTACGTTCTTTACAATTAGAATTCCAAAATATTTCAGAAATTACGAAAAAAATTAACCAAAACAATTTATACAAAAGCCAGTTAGAATCCATAGATTTAGGATTAGCGAAAGAGTATGTAGATAATAATGAATGGCAAGATACAGAAGGGTTAGTACAAGAGATTGGAGAAATAAAATCACAGGGTGCACAAGAAGTACGTATGGTTAAGAAGTACATGGACTTGCAAGAACTAGATGATGCAGGATGTCCAACTTGTGGTCAAGATATAGACTTAACATTTATTAAAAAAGAATTACATAGACATCAAACTGCGCGCACAGGATACTCTGAAAAACTAGAGGAAGCGAATGATAAACTTACAGATGTAAACTATGCTAATAAAATGCTTCAACAAATGGAGCAGAAGATAAACACTTGGGAAGAGATATACAGAAGCATAGACCAAACACTACCTTTAGAAGTTCCTGACTCTGAAGAAGTGCAAGATAAGATAATCAAATTAAAAGAAAGAATACGCAACAGACAAGAAAGAGTAACAGAAGTAATAGAAGAAAATGAGCGTAGAGAAAGACACAATACTCGACTTTCGATTATCGAAGAACAACAAACAGATTTTGAAAAGCAACAGACAGACTTAAACAAACAATTAGATAAATCTAATGACAAGTTTGCCAATGTTGATATACTTAAAAAAGCTTTTAGTACAAACGGACTATTAGCATATAAAATTGAGAATCTTGTAAAAGATCTCGAAGAATTAACAAATGAGTACCTTGCTGAATTATCAGATGGACGATTTAGTCTTGAGTTTGTCGTATTAAATGATAAACTTAATGTAGAAATAGATGATAATGGCAAAACTGTAGATATATTAGCTTTGAGTGCGGGGGAGTTAGCAAGAGTTAACACTTCAACACTTTTAGCAATTCGTAAACTAATGAGTAGTATATCTAAGTCTCAAATAAACGTATTGTTCCTAGACGAAGTAACAAATGTTTTAGACGAGCAAGGGAAGGAACGACTAGTAGAATTACTACTAAGAGAGGAAAATTTGAATACTTATATAGTATCACACGGCTGGTCACACCCATTACTAGCTAGAATAGAAGTAATAAAGAAAGAAAAAGTAAGTAGGCTCGAACTTGGTTAATCCTAGACAAAAAGGTAACCGAGGTGAGCAACAAGTATTATCTATGCTTGATAGACTTACAGATGAAAAATGGGTACAAACTCCTGGATCTGGAAGTGGAAAGATCAAAGGAGATTGTATGGTGCCTGACAAAGTAAATCTGTTTACTGTAGAAGTCAAGTTCTATAAAGATATAGGCTTTAACAGTAAGATA